GATGCCTGGGCAGTCTACAGTGAGGAAGCCTACGAAAAGGTTCTGGACATCCTTTGCGGAGCGGTTGCCGACTATGTCGAGCAGAACCCAGACCTTAAAAACCAGCCGACCGAAGATATGTGGGACTTCAAGGATGAGGAAGAAGACCAGGATGACAGCTGGGATGAGGAAGAAGATGACTGGGACGAAGAGGACTACGACGAGGAAGACTACTAAGCCAGAGAAACACAGGGGGCTTGCCGGAAACGGCGGCCCTTTTCCTCTGTCATAATCCTTACAGATCCGGGCGGTCATCTTTGTGTAGTATAGCCGCTTGATAGTGTGTGACATAGACGGTAATATGCACATACCGAAAGGGAAAACAAAGAAAAACGGAGGAAACCACCATGAAGAAGAACATCACCAAGGAAGAAGAAAAAGCCCTGCTGGAGATCACTAAGCGCCTGCTGGCAGCGGTAGACAGCCGGGGCGACCTCGAAGCCCGCGATAATGACAGCGAGGACTTCATTGAGGTTCCGGTCTGGGGCATCCAGAAAGCAATGGAGGAAGCCTACTTGCTGGGACGGATGACCAGATAAACCGACAGCCCCCGACACAGCCCTCACACAGAGGCTTGTGCCACGGGTGGCAAAATGATCCGGATGAACCGACAGCGCCCCACACAGGGGCAGATGTGGCGGTGTGGATGCGCCAGAAAGAGGAGAAGCATATGGAAGAACGGATGATGGATACCATCGTGGAAATCTACAACCACATGGATGACAGCGATAAGGATGCCTTCACACTGGAGGATGCCGAGGATATGGTGGAAGACCAGATTAGGATGGACAAGGAAGCCGGACGGGAGCCGCTGGCATATGACCCGCAGTTCTTCTACGATACCATTGTGGAACTCATGGAGCAGGATGTAGAATGATGTACATTTTGCCTGGTATTCCGGGCAGAAGATCGTGTACTTTAGCCGCTTGCTATCCTTTGCACCTGACGGTAATATGCACATACCGAAAGGGAAAGACCCCAAGAAAAAAACGAAAACACGGAGGATTTACCATGAAAAAGCATTTGATCGACTTCCCGGAAAACAACATCAGCATCGAGAGTTTCTACGAACGACTCAGACCTTGCTACGACAGCATCATGCAGTTCGGTGACCGGGTTCTGGTTGCCCAGATGAACTGGAACGGCATGCTGGAAGGAGCGGTATATGGCTTTGTGGAAGACCCAGAGGAAGGCTGGTCACCGATTGAGTGCCGACTGGAACTTCTGAAGATTTCCGATGAGACCTACACGGATGCCGGACACGCAATCGAGTGGTGCATCAAGAACGCACACTGAAAAAGGGCAGAGCTCCTTCGGGAGCTTTTGCTCGTAGTGGCGTATTCTTCCGGCGTGGAAATACACATAAATCTGACAAAAAGAGGTGTGTATGATCGTGTAGCATAGCCGCTTGATAGTATCCGGCAGTGACGGTAATATACAGTCACAACGAAGGGGAAAGCCCTACGGAAAACAAAACACACGGAGGATACAGACCATGACGAACAAAGCAAAAACCTACCTTAAGAACATTCAGGGAGCCGACACCGAGAAGAAGCTGATCGGCATCGAGATCGCCTTCAAGCAGGACATGACCCTCAGCTGCAGCGACCTTGGAAGCCTTTGCAGGGCGGCAGAGGACAGGCGGTACAGCCTGCGTAACAATGAGGAAACGCTGAAGCTGAAGCAGATCCTTTTCTTCCGGACGAAAGCGGAGATGGATGCCTACCACGACATGAGCCGCAAGCCGGAAGACTGGACAGCAGCGGAGATCGAGCAGCAAAGAAGCCGCTTCTGCAGCGTCTGGCAGG